CCCGTGGTATGCAACAAGAGAAGATGTAAAGTCCGCCCTTGATCTAATGGAGACGTCCCGATCTAATCAACGCATTGATCGAGCGATTGCCGCCGCTTCGCTGGCAATTGACGGTGCGATGAATCGCACTTTCTACCCGTTCCTAGGAACGTTCTACTTTCCATGGCCGAACTTCCAATACGCCTATGCATGGCAACTTTGGTTCGAGCAACACGACTGTGTTTCAGTCACTAGTGTTGTATGCAACGGTGTGACCATTCCATCGAACAACTATTATTTGGAACCGGTTAATTCTGGTCCGCCATTCATGTACCTAGAATTAAATCTTGAAACTAATGCGGCATTCGCGGGACCACTACAGCGCACTATCGCCATCACAGGTAAGTGGAGCTATAGCAACACAGAGGACGTTGTAGGCGCACTCAGTGTGCAGTTGAACGGCACAGATACGCTTGTTACGTCGGTAACATGGAGCACTGCCAGGATAGGTGTCGGCGATATTCTGCGAATCGACACAGAGTATTTGATTGTTACTGAAAGATCATATGTTGCCGTTGGGCAAAACCTCGGTGGCACAGGTGTTACTGCATTGAAATCGGATACATTCTTGACAGTGGCAAACGGTGCTACATTTTCTCCGGATGAGATTATTGTTATTGATTCTGAGAAAATGCTAGTGACTGATGTTATCGGAAATGGCCTGGTTGTCGAGAGGGCGTACGACGGTAGCGTTCTAGCGGCTCACGTTGCCGGTACGGCCATTTATGCGCGCATAGGGGTTCAGCTAGCCCGAGGGCAGTTAGGCTCTGTGGCAGCCGTACACGCTATTGCGTCAACGGTGTACAAGTTCGTCATTCCTGCACTGATCAATCAATTGTGTATTGCCGAGTCGTTGTCATCTGTGCTACAGGAAGTGGCAGGCTACAGCCGCACCATTGGTTCTGGAGATTCAGCTAGAGCTGCTTCCGGCAAGGGCCTGGCGGACATCAGAGACCAGGCAGCACAAGCGCATGCGCGCCTTGGAAGAATAGGTGCGGTCTAATGCCTAACTTCCGTATAAATGTAGACATGAAACAAAAGGGTGCACTATTCAATGCAAGTCAAACAAAAGCAGCGGCTGCCCGCGCTGTAATCGCGGTCAATGAGGCTATTGCCCAAGAGGGTGTAAACCGTATTACTATCCGCCTAGGGCAAGTGCTTATGCACCCTACCGGCTTTTACAAGTCTAGAATTGCTATTGATCGACGTTCAATTTATCGGGGAATCACAGACTCTAATGTTATCTATGGTGGATGGTTGGAGGGAGTGACGTCTAGAAATAGAATTTCACGATTCAAGGGTTATCACACATTCCGTGATATCAGGCAGGGTCTAGCTGCTGATAAAGTAAAGATTGCGCAACCAGTTATCAATGCATTAATCAAGGAACTATCATGACAACCACACCCGACGAATCCTGGATAGATCCGATCTTCAATGGTGTCGTGAGCGACATCATGGCGAGTGGCTATTTTCAGCGGGTTAATATGCATGACGTTGACAGAAGCCCTGGTAACGGCCTGACTGCCGCTGTGTGGTTGCAACATATGCAACCAGTACCCTTGGCTAGTGGCCTAGACTCGACATCGGCACTGGTAGTATTCATGGTACGTATTTTTGCAAATCTAAATACTGATGTGCAAGACATGCTAGATCCGTCACTAATGCGCGCTGCTAGTAATTTAATGCGACGGTACCACGATGATTTTGATTTCGGTGGCGCCATACGTAACGTTGATTTAATGGGAGAATTCGGTTCACCATTAGCTAGCCAGGCGGGTTATATCGAATTTCCAGAGGGCGGAAAGTACCGAGTAATTGACGTAACAGTGCCATGCATCGTCAACGACGTATGGCCGCAAGTTAAGTAGGGAGGAACCATGGCTAAAGAGACTGGCTTAGGTGCCAATTTTTATCTTGACGGATATGACTTGTCGAGTGACACTGCCTCGCTGAGTTCTATTAGCAAGAGCATTGATACCTTACCCATGACTGGTATCGATAAGAGTGCACAGGAGCGCAAGGCGGGACAGCTCAAGGCGGGTATCAGTTGGACTAACTATTTCAATCCGACAAACTCACATCTGGCAATTTCTACTCCGCCTAGGGTGGATCGAATTGCGACCTACTTTCACAAGACAACGCTAGGCGCACCGGTAGCATGTGAAGTTTGTAAAGAAACCAACGTTAAATCAAAGCGGGATAATAATGGCTCATATCTACATGACGTTGACACGCTGGCTAACGCATGGTGGCTCGATTGGGGCCTAGCACTCACTGCTGGCAAGCGGGTTGATACTGGCGCTGTCAATGGCACAGGTGTTGATTTCGGCGATCCGACACCTGCCGCCTACAACTTCGGATTACAGGCGTACCTGCAAGTATTTGCCTTTGTTGGCACAAACATCACAATTAAACTGCAACAGTCAAACGATAATGCCGTTGGAGATCCATACGCCGATGTAACAGGTGGAGGATTCACGGTAGTCACTGCGGCACCTAACAAGGAACGTATCGCTACGGCGCGAAACTTAGCTACCAAAAGGTGGCTGCGTGTGGTATCCTCCGGAACATTTACAAGCTGCACATTCGCTGTAGCGGCAACCATCAATATCACAGATATGACAATCTGATGCCTAACGTACTTCCTACCCACGCTTACGAGACATTCGCTATCAGACAGCCGATCACGCCAGACCTACGCCCGATATCGTGCAAACAGTACGGCTGTAAGGGCTATTTGGAAGGCTTCTCGCTGTCGCTAACGCAGTTACGGCAGGAAGGGCTAGAAGTGGCTGCCCGTTCTTCTGGTCGGCGGTACAGAGAGGTACAGCTAACGCCAGAAGAAATCTATCTAGTGTTTGAACCTGGTCAGCAATGCTTTGCCTGGCGGAGTCATTTACCAGAACGCCCAGCATTTTTCTTTGTTGGGCTGGGTGATTACCGTAGTTTCAATATTAAGCACGCACGGCAACACGTTAGCGCTGATGACTGGGCTGAAAACATGGCCGAAGATTTGAACAAGATTCGTACTGTATTGGAAAGAGGCTGAGATGGCTAAAGAGACTGGCTTAGGCTGGACTACACTCTCATGTGACAATGCAGCCGGTACGCCGGTTGTTATCAAGAATGATGTTACGAACTTTGATTTCAGCACGCCGTACGCTCCGATTGTCGTTACTGGTGTTGATAAATTCGCAGAAGAGCGCCTCGCTGGTCTGGTTGATTTCAGTGGCACATTGAATATTATTTTCAATAGTGCTGCTGGTGGCGGTCACTCGGTTTTCTCTGGTGACCTGCGCGTTGTCCGCACACTGTCAATGACTGTGAGCGCCAAGTCTCTACCCAATGAGGTATTGCTCACGGATTACAAACTTACGCGCGGGACGGACGGTTCATTCAAGGGGCAGGTTCCGTTTGTGCTGGCAGACGGCACTGTTCCTACGTGGGCGTAACAACTGATTGATTTACTGAATAAATGGGAGAGATAATGCCTACCGGATTCACACCCTCGGTTCAGCGCTACCAGGTCGAATATGAGGACTATCCAGGCTTAGTTATTACCGCCATCGGCGCGTCCATGGGTATGCTTGAGCGCTTGGCGAAAATGCCTAAGCCAGTCATGGACCCTACAAAGGACATACAAAACAATCCAACGTACGATTTTTTTGCATCACGGATTGTTGAATGGACAATGCAGCATCCACCCGTAGATTCATTTGGTACTGACCACAACGACATGCATTGCCCAACTTGTGGTCTGTTAGAGGACGAGCCGTTACCGCCGACCAGCCACCATATGCGCTGTCTTGATAGCACTTTGGTAATGAAGCTGCTCAAGGGATGGATGACTGCTGTTAGTGGTGTTACAGCCCCAAAAGAGAAGAGTATGAGCAGTGGCGACGCGACTACCCTAGGGGCTCAGATGTTGAGGCTAGGCGAGATTCAAAACCAATCGCCATTGCCCATGCCGAAATTCTCTTAGCACTAATGGAGCGGTTCAGTTATCCATCCCTTGAAGCCGTGCGCGCTGAAAGCACAGAAATTCTACAGTTATTGGAACTTGAAAGCTATGGTTATAAGCGTGACGAATTAGAAGCTCAAGCGGAACGCGAGGAAGAGCTAGCGCAACAGAAAGCAGAATTAAATGGCTAACGACATTTCAATCACAGTCGGTGCCACTGATAATGCCAGCGATGCTATCTCAGGAATTGGAGACGCTACTCAACAAACGTCCCGAGTGATGGTTACCTCTATGGGTGACACAGAGGACGCGTTCGACACAGCGGCACGCGGTTCTGGCACTCTGGGTAAGGGCCTTGATTTGGTCTCTGGCGCCGGAACACAGCTTACCGACGGTATGGACAAGCTAGGCGGTGCCATATCGGCTGTCAGTGACTTTCAAGACTCTGGTCGGCAGAAAGCCCAACGGTTAGCCCAAACACAGGTAGATCTAGAGCGAGCGTACAACGACGTAAGTCAAGCAGCGATCGACGCAAAGCAGTCAGTAGTTGACGTCAGTCAATCAGAGGAAGACGGTCGACAAGCGGGTGTGGACGCGGAGCAAGCGCAGATTGATTACGCTAATGCCCAAATTGCCGCTAAGGAAGCGCAGCAAGATTTAGATACGGCAGTAAAGGAGCATGGAGCTAACAGTCTTGAAGCTGCTAAGGCATCTAATGCCTTAAAGCAAGCGCAGTTGGATATGAAG